ACGTGTTCTTGCTCGCGGTTCTCAGAGTTTCGCGCTCCGAGTCTGTGAGCTGCATCGTGTACGAACCGCCAGCGCCTCCTATCTCGCCAGATCTGGTGATGCTCCCGCCCGCGAACTCGATTGAGACGTCACACGTGAGGCCAGACGGATTGCTGTAGGTAAGTGTCGGGTTCGTCTCGTCCGTGAAGTCGTTGGCAGTCACGATGGTCGCGTTTCCGGCTATCCTGTCGAGCGATATCGAGCCGGATGCCGTGATGCTGCCGACCTTCGTGCCGTCGAGCGCGGCGTCGATGTTGAACGTGTCGGTTACCTGCGCGGTCTTGGTTCCGTCCGCGTCATGCGCAACCCTATGGACGGTCGTGCCGAGAAGAACCGAGCCGCCCTTCTGGTCGATTGCCCCGGAAGTGTAGCCCTGCGAGACGCCTCCGACCGAGCACGTGTTCGTTCGCGAGGCGATTTTCAGCGAGTACGAAGAGCCTATCGCGAGCGTGTGCCTGACTGTCACATCGGAATAATTTCCAGCGGCGTTCTGGACCGCGTTCCAATCTGCCCTGAGCGTGCAGCCGCGATATGCGCCGCTTATGCTTCCGCTAAGTGCCATTCGATTGCCTCCCCGCTATGCTAGGGCGACGAAGGCGATGCCCTCGTTCGCGTCTGTGCTGATCGGTACCATCTTCAGCAGGCCGCCCACCGCCAGCGAATCCTGAACGTACCCGTTTCGCATGTGGAACACGCCGTCGGTCACGCCATAGGTCGCGTTTCCCTTCGCGTCGTAGCCGACAAGCCCTTGCGAGGCGTTGATTTCGATTCGCGAGCCGTCGTTGGCCCACATCCTCAGCCCGTCCTTGTCGAGCTGCCCGAGAAGAGAGCCGCCAGTCGAGCGCACCTCCATGACCCCGTTCCCGTTGTCGGTACCCCCGAGCTTGAGAGTCCCGCCCTTGATTAGGTCGGCCACGAAATTGATGACGTTGATGTGCTGCATGTTCAGCGTGCCGTCGATGCCCCACGCACTCTCGAAGGTCCCGGCGATGCCGTTGCGCGAGAAGGCGATTCCGTTGTCGTTTATCATGATGACGTTGTGCGCGTCCTCCTTCGGCAGCGAGTCCAGCACCATGATTTTCGAGCCATCGTATATGACGTAGGAAGCGCCCATAGATTGCGTGATTGTCTGGGTCACCGTGTCGGCGACCCCTTGAATCGCGCTGTCGACCGTGCTTTGCGCCGCGCTCTGGGCGGACGATTGCAGCGAACCCGCAAGACCGCTGAGCGTCTTCGTGAAGTTCCCGAATTCAATCTCGGTGTACTTGCCGAGAATGCAGTCATACGTGAAACCTATCACGCTTGTCAGAATGTGGATGCCGAGTCGCTCGTCTATGACCTCCACCGTGTCGCCGATATCGGTCACGCGCTCCATGTCCGCCTTGAGCGTATAGTTCACCTTCGGGACGCAGTTCTGGTTGACGTAATCCTGAGCCTTCCGTCTCAGGTCATCTACCAATGCCTTCCGGTATGCGTTCTCCTCGGTGCCGTAATCGTCCTTATTGATGTCCGACTGCGAGAACGAGACGGTCTTGGTATACGGTATGTCCCACTTCTTCTCGCTCTCCACGTATATCGAGGCGCCTGCGTTCTGGTCGTTGAGAAGGATTCCGTCCGCGCCTACCGGCAGCAGCTTCGTGACGACGCCGCTCCAATCCTCCGAACACGTCAGCTCCTTCAGGTTCTTGCGGTACCTCACCGTCACGCCGTTGTCGGCACCGATTGACTGGCGAAGCTCGATTCGGAAATTGTCGCGCACCAGATGCCCGCCCCAGCGCTCGATGACGGTCTGGATTGCCTCGTAGAGCGACTTGCGGACGCAGCGGAAAGAGTCAATCGTCTGCACGTCCGAGATTGTCGTGAACTCACTTGCCGGCTCGGCGGCTTCGTTCAGGTGGTCCAGCGCCGCGTTTGCCGTCATGTCGACGACGTAGGAATCTGCGATGAGGTAATTCTTGGAGTCATAGAAGACATGCCATGCCCTCAGCGAGACCTTTGTGCTCTTCTCCGTCACGTCGGAGATGCGGAAAGCCTGCGCCCCCTGCGGCGTGTCGGCCACGATTATCCGCCCGCTGGTCAGGTAGTCGGCGTACTTGGTGCCTGCTTCCAGATCTAGATAATAATCGCCGTTGTCCTTCTCGGTCACCTTTGCCTTCGTAGGCAGAAGGACTATATCGCCGTTGCTGGTGAAGTCCCTGTCTGTGCTTTGGAACACCCTGATCATACATACCTCCCTATATGATAGGGGGGCGCATCGCTGCACCCCCCTCGTCAGCAGGGCCTATGTCCCATGCCGCCCGGAGGGCATGTCGGTTTCGGGCGGTCATGCTCCGCCTGGCGCATGGGCGCTGTTTCCGTCTAGATCTCGAGGACGATAATCCGCCTGTTTCCACCGCCGAGGGCGGCGTTCGTGTAGCCGATTTGATATATTTTTCCGGCCTTGACACCGGAAAAAGCCGAAAGTGCAATGCTGTCACGGCCTATCAGGTTGCCCGAGATAATTCGAGCGGGGAAATCGAATAGCTGCGTTGTCCCGGCTATTGCGGTGATTTCCATGCTTCCGTTTTCCCCGCCATAGAGCCATCCGCCCTGCAGGATGAATATAACGAGGATACACCCGCTCTTGGTCGCCGTGAAGCTGACCGGGGTGGTTTCGTTACTGCCCAGCGTGAATCCGTGTATACGCTTCGCTGAGATACCGGCCAGCTCTCCCGTCACGGTTGTGGCCGTGGAGTTCGAGTCGCTGATTGCGGAGCCCTTTGCGATTGATGCCGTCACCTTGCGCAAGACGCCGCTGACCGCAACGTAATCTCCGGCAGAGTACGACTGCGAAGCCGTGGTCGAGGATTCCACCGACGCGCTTGGCACAATCTGTCGCTGGAGCGCAACGCTGTCGGAGTTCCGCACTTCATAGGTCGAAGTCGTCCCGTCTGTATATGTGATTGTGTACGTATCTGCGGTGCCGGTCGTAGAGGTCTTCTCGATTTTCGAGACTCCTCGACCGTCTTTTCCCTTGATGTTTCCGATTAGTGTCCTTGCCATGCTCCATCACCCCTCTGTGACGTAGTATAGATTTCCGCTTGCCGAGTCGTACTCGAAGTCTGGCGCCTTGTCTGAATCCGAATGGTAGACCCAGAGATTCCCGTCCGAATCGACGCCCATGTTGAAAAGTCCAGACACTGGAACCGATATCGTGTTTCCCGTGTCTCCCTTCTCGCCCTTCTCTCCGTCGCGGCCATTCGTGACGCAGAACTTCTGTTCCGACCCGTCCGTGAGCCTTACCGTGTACGTGTCGATAAGGCCGTCGGTTGCAGTCTTCTCGATTGACTCGATGCTTGCTCCGGCCTCGCCCTTGAGCATCAGGACCTTGACTGTCTCATCTATCGTAGCCATATCCCCACCTCCTAGAAAGTAACATCCTGCATGATTTCAAGCACGCCGCGCATGACCGTGAAGACATCGCCGTTGCAGCCGATTTCGAGGTCATAGAAGTACTTCCCCGGCTTCGCGTCGGCAGTGTCGCTCGGCGCGACCCTTACAGCATAGGACCCTTGTCCCGCCTTCGAGATGCCGTCCGAAAGCGACTTCTGGAAGAGGTAGCGCTTGTCGCTTCGGTTCGACTTGCAGGTGAAATTGGCTCGTTCCAAGTCCTGACCGAAAGGCGTGCCGGTCTCGTCGTAGAGCTGAATCCCGAAGGAAAGCGTGTCGCCGCGAACCATCCGGATGTACTTGTCCTCCATCGTGAAATTTGTCCGCACCATCACAACCACCTCGAAAAGTCTTCGACCTTGATTCCAGTGACGTCTCCGCGCCACGACATGACGTTCTCCCCTGCCTTCAGGGTCAGGTCGGAGTAATCGCCGGTGACACGCCGGTTCATCAGGGCGTCTCCATGATATGCGTTCATTTCCTCCGCATCTATCGTGATGTATTCATCGTCGATGGAAAACGACAGCACTGTGACGGCGTTGATTGCAAGCTCGACGTTCCCGCTGCCGTATACGGTGACTGTCGGCCTCGAAACGACGTTTCCGCGATTGGTGAGCGTGATTGAATTGAAATTGTTGCTCGACATCGTGACCGATAGCGTGAAGTCAAGCGAGGTGCCGGCCTGCACGTACAGCCATAGCGCGTCGTGCTCCGTGTCGGCGTCTGCCGTGACGCTAGATGTGCCGTTGTCCTTCAGCTCGATGTACGTTCCGCCGAAAGAGTCTCCATCGGGGTTTGCACGCGACACGAGCCTGAGCGCACAGCCTGCCGAGTCACCGCTCGTCTCAGCCGTGAGCGTGTAGCTTCCAGAGAGCGCGATGCGGTCTATCGGAACCATGATTTCGACCGTGTTCGTCGCCTTCCCGGCAACCCGCACGCTTCCGCCGCTCGAAACCGCCGTCACCCCGAACCTGCTTGTCGAAGAATCTTTGATGTTGACAAGCTGGTTGACAACCTCGAAAGTCCGGTCGACCGCGTCATATTTGAATGGCTGGACATGCATCTTGACCTTCGCCGTGCGGAACCTGATAAGCCGCTCGAAGTCGATTTGGTCGAGAATCTGGTAGCGGTAGTACTTGTCGCGCTCGTTTCCGAAGACTACTTCCCCCTCCGAATCGAAGAAGGCTATCGCATCGTCTATGTCGAAGTCACCGTGAAGGCCGATGCTCACCTCCTTGTCGTAGGCGGAATAGCCCAGCCTTGTGACTATATCGCCGTCGCGCCCGTCGATTTCCTCGATGCTCGTGCGCACATTCGGCTTCGTGATTGGCGGAAGCGACTGGATTATCAGCCCATTGACGCTCGTGCTCTTCTCTCCATTCAGTTCGATATAGTTAATCATGTAAACACCTCCTATGCGTAGATTGCGTTCGTGACGGTACGCTCCACGAACTTTCCCGCCACCTCGTCATCGAGCACGATGTGAACCCTGCCGAGCGCTTCGACGACCGCATCGACGATTCCGCCATAGCCACCGAATCCGGCACTGGCCGACCGGTAGGCTACCGGTGCCATCGTGCCGCCAATCGAGAATGCGGAAGCGTCTGGCATGGCGTCCTGCATCTGGCGCGTGACGTGGCCCATCTCGCTCTCGAAGCCGACGCCGATGCCCTGCGCGATATATTTTCCGACCTGGTCACGGAAGAGGCGCGAAGGCGAGTGGATGCCGAGAGCGTTCTTCATGCCGTCGAGGATGCCGCTTGCAAAGCTTGAAACCTTGCCTGCCAGCCACCCGGCAGCGCCGCTGATACCGTCCCAGATTCCGCTCACGATGTCGCTGCCGATTGACGCGACACGGCCCGGAAGTCCTGAGATTCCGCCCACGACCGCGTCGAACATCCTGCGCGCTCCATCGGCTCCCGCGCTTGCCATCTCTCCGGCCCATCCTGCAAGACGCCCGATGACGTCGGCAAGGAAGCCGGCGATACGTCCCGGCAGCTGAGAAACAGAATTGATTACGTTTCCCATGAACTGCGAACCTGCACGCGAAGCGCTTGATGCCATATTCGAAGCCCAACCGGCAACGTCGGAAACGATGCTGCTCAGGAAGCTTGCCACGCTGCCCGGAAGGCTTGAGATGAAGCTGACGACATTGTTCACGAACTGGCCTCCAGCGCTCGTGGCGTTGGATGCCATATCGGAGACCCATGTCGCTACCGTGCCTATGATACTGCTGAGCCAATCGGCGAACATCTGCCCAAGCTGAGCGATATTCGCGCCGAGGTTGGAGAAGAAGTCGATGATAGACTGGACTGAGCCGCCCACGAAGTCCTGAATGCCCTGCCATGCCGCCGTGACGGAATTGCGGAAGCCTTCATTTGTATTCCAGAGGACCACAAGCCCGGCGGCCAGTGCGCCGGCAAGTGCCAGTACGATTCCCAGCGGACTGGCCGACGTTGCCGCATTGAGAAGCTTTTGTGCGATGGTCACGCCTTCCGTTGCGGTCTTCCACGTGTTGAACGCCGTGACAAGCGCCGTTATCTTCTCGGCAACCATCAGTCCGCCCACCGCTCCGGCTATTGCCGACAGAAGCGGGGCGATGGTCGGAAGGTTGTCCATGAACCACTGCACCGCTGCCTTGATTGGCGGAATGACGGCAGACACTGCATCTGTGATGCCGTCGATGAAGCCTGTCACGTTCTCCGAGCCTATGGCGTCGTAGATTTGCACGAGTCCATCCACGACAGCCGCCTGCATGTTGCCCATAGCGCCCTCGAACGTATCCGTCGAGGTTGCAGCTTCCTGCGCCGCGTCGGTGAAGCCCAGACCCATGATAGCCCTATTGAACTCGTCTGCTGTAATCTGGCCTTTCTCCATAGCGTCGCGGAAATTGCCGGTGTAGGCGCCGTTCTTGAGCAATGCTTCCTGAATCTTCCCAGACGCGCCCGGGATAGCGTCGGCGAGCTGGTTCCAGTTCTCGGTTGTAAGCTTGCCGGCACCTGCCGTCTGTGTGAGTACCGTCGCCACCGATTTGAAAGTGTCGGCGTTTCCGCCTGCGACGGCGTTGAGATTTCCGGCAGCTTCAGTCAACCCGGTGTAATCCTCGATGCCGTTGGCCGCGAGCTGCGCCGTGGTGTTCGATATGGTCTCAAGGTCGTAGACGGTCTTGTCGGCGTAGTCCTTCATCGCGTCACGCGCCGTCTGGATCTGCGAATCGTCATATCCGGCAAAGCTCATGGTTGACTCGAACTTCTTCAGGGCGTCAGAGCTGTCGATGGCTTCGCCGGCGAGGTTCTGAATCCCGCTTATGGCCGACTGAATTACATTCCCGGCGAGATTTGCAAGAGCGCCCTTGAGGACGGTGAAGCCGCCGTTCCCGGCATTCTCTGCCTTTTTCCCTGCGTCCTCGACGGCATTGCCGAGCCTGTCTGCCCCTCCTTTGGTGTCTCCCATGGAGTTCCCAAGGTCATCGGCTGATGCCGACGCCTTTTCCATCTGGCTGTCAAGCCCGCTGATTTCAGCCTTGGTCTTGTTGATGTCAGTCGCGGCGCTGTTAATCTGCGTGCGCATGCGCGACATGGTATTTGCGTTGGCGTCCTGCGCCTTGGAGCTGCTTTCGACCTCCTTGCTCAGCTTCGCGACGACGTCCTTCTGCTTCTGGTACTCTGGCGATGTCTCTCCAAGCTCCTGCCCGATGCGTTCGAGCTTTTCCTGCTCCTCCCTGTAGGACTGCACGAGCTTGTCATGATTGGCCGTTTGAGTCTGGTACTCGGAAGACATCTTGTCGTATTGCGCTTGGAGCGTCGAAAGCCGCTGCTTCTGCTGCTCCAGCTTCTTGTTGAGGACCTCGGACTTGGCACTGAGTGCCTCGGTGCTCGTGTCGCTCTTGTCATACTGCGACGCCACGAGCTTCATTTCGGACGATACTTCCTTGAGGTTCTGCGTGATTTTTCTCAGAGCCGCGCGGTATTCGCTCTCGCCGACAAGTTTCACGGCACCTCCGAAACTTGCCATTATGCCACCTCCTTATATTCCCAGTGATATCCGCCTGCCGTTTTGTATCGCTTGTCGTGATTCGCGACATATCCTATAATCCTTGGGCAAATCCCAGTTTTGCGCTGTGCTTGTGCCGCGCTCTGGTACACCTTTCCAGTCTCAATGCATACGACAGGCTTTGATTTTGCTTTGACACATGCCGCCTGTAATTTTTCCTTGCGTTTTTGAGAAAGTTTAGTCCCGTACATTGGGTTTCCGGCACCGCTGAATATGGCACTTTTCTTTCTCGGAGTCTCGTTTCCGTATCTCATTCCTTTATGAGATTCGCTAAATTTGAGAATTGCGTTATAGACAGCTTGGCCATAGCAGCCCTCTCCGTCGCGCCGGCGCCGCGAAACATCTTGGCCGGTAATTCCAACGTACTTCTTGCCGTTTGGGAACACGTGCATATACACCGTGCAATCTCCCATTTCCAACCACCCCCATGTTTCACGTGAAACACTAGAACCATTCCTCGTCGCTCTCGGCCTTCGCTTCCAGCTTTGCATACGTCGAACCGCTGGCGCGTAGCTGCGTCTCGATGTCGAACGTGTCCTTGTATGCCTGATACAGATCGCGAAAGCGCCTGAGCGTGAGTCTCCCGACCTCCTTGTCGGACGAAAGCCCCAGCCTCGTCCGGCCCATGAAGTAATACCACGCGAAGTTGATGGTCGGGTCGTAATCGAAAATCACGTCTTCGTCGTGGACTATGCGTTTTTTGAATCATCGGCCGTGCTGTCGATAACGCTCTTCTGCATCTTGTCTGCCACGGACTCAAGCCCGACCTCGGTGAGGATTCTTGCCACCTGCCTATGCGTCAGCCACTTCTCGTCGGTGCCGTTCTCGTCGTTGGAAATGTCGATGCCCTCGTTAATCATCTCCGTGACTCCGAAGACAAGCGCCCTGATGTTTGGCTCACCTCCGTCTTCAGGCTCCGTGAGCTTGCCCCACGCCTCGATGCTGCCGTACTCGTCCTGAATTGCCTCCATCACGTTCAAGTCGAACACGAGCCTGTAGGTCTTGCCCTTGTACTCGATTGTCTGCATTGCGTCCTTCATGTAATTCCTCCTTCATATCGAATGGGTCATGGGCCTGTCTGACCCATGACCCACTATCTCGCATCTTTAGGCGCGCGCCGTCTGCTACGCGCCCGGTGTCGCCTTGAGCTTGTCCTTGACCCAGGATACCGCCTTGTCCTTGGTGTCGAAGGTCTGCGCCGCGCTCCAGTCTCCGTTTGCGAGCGAGGAGGCGGTTCCTTCGATTTCCGGCGTCTTGAAGTCCACCTTCTCGCCCTTCGTCTGGTCATCCTGCGACGGCTCGCTGAACTTGACTTTGTACAGGAACTCGCCCTTGTACGCCATCTGTCCGTTGACCATCTTGGTGATTACTCGGCCGAGTCCGATGTATGGAGCCGCATCGTTGGCATTGCGTACCATCTCGCCCTTGCCCTCGGCGCCATCCTTGACCGTGTGGCCGAGGATGGGCGCGAAGATCGTATCGTCATCGTCCGCGACGCCGAGAGTGACCTTCGCCGAGTTGAAGGTCTTGTCGGACTCTGAGAGAGAGTCTTCCGCGTAAAGCGAGGCGTCATTGTTGGTGACGTCAACCTTTGTCGAGATGGCCTTGCCGAAAGTCTTTGCTCCGTCATATGAAGGAGTTCCGTCCGAAGCCTCGGTGAGCTTGCCCCACCAGAGGTTTGTAAGTCCAATCTTTGCCATGTCTAAACCCCTCTTTCTTTTGCAAAATTGAGCGTGACGTGGAAGTACCCCGTGTCGCTCTCGTACATGTCCCCGGAGGAGCGTGACGGCTGCCAAGTCCATCCAGCATCTTCGAGAACCTTCTTTACCGCTTCGACGACCGCAGTGAAGTTTCCCCTGCCGTACACGTCGAAGTCGTAATACGTGACATACCCCAGCAGAGAATCATCTCCGGCATACGAATCATCGTCATACTCACGCGAGAAGATTACGTAAGGCTCGCCGTGCCCCTCGTAGGTCATGAAGCGGACTGGAATCTCTTTACCGTTGACCTTGAATCCGTCGAAGATGTCCATGATTTCCGCGTTCATCATCTAGTCACCCTTGATGTAGCGGTCTTGAACCTTCATCATTGCCGCTTCGATTTGGCCCTTCTTGAAGCTCCTGCGCATAAATGGGTGCTTCGGGTAGGGCGAGTTGCTGCGCCCGTATTCGAAGAGGTTGCAGACAAGCGGTGCGGGAACCGTATACCGCTTCTTGCCGTTCCTGTTCTCGAAGTACCCATAGAAGGCCACCTTCGTATTGCGCCCACCGTCTGAAGGCGTGTAGTACGGTCGCGTAATCTTCAGGCACTTCATGATGTCGGAGTCGTGGAAGCTCGCCGGAACGTTGGCCTTGACGTTCGCGAGAACCGTCTTGGCCCCTTCTTGCGTCATCTCTTCCAGCATCTGCTGTGTGTTGTCGTTCAGCTCTTCGAACGTCTTCATGACCTCGGTTGGAAGATTCAACTCGAATTTTGCCATCAGTGCGTCACCTCCTTCGCCTGCACCTCAAGCTCTACGTTCGCATAGTTGACGTTGTTGAGGTACTGAATCTCGTAGCGCCTTCCATCGAACAGCACGACCATATCTCGGTCGATTTTGGTGGTCGGCGGGTAGCGGATCGTGAAGTTCGTCGTTGCCGCCTCGAAGCTCGTGCCGCTCTTGATGAGCGTGTGCCCGCTCGTCGTTCTCACGCTCGCATAGGCTTCAAGCACAGGCTCGTCGACCGTGGTGGGGAAACCCTCCGCGTCGTGCCCCACCTTCGGCTTGACGATTTCAATCTTGTGGTCGTACTTGCCTGCGTTAACCATCTTTCTTCACCACCGATGGAAGCAGGTTCACCGAGTGCATGTCGAGCGTGCTCTGGACCATCCTGTTTACGTTGGCGGGGTCAACGTATAGGGCGCGGTTGTCGTACATGTCCTGACACAGGATAAGCAGCACCGGGACGAAGTCCTGAGACTCGTTAAGCTGCGAGGTCGTGAGTCCGGTGTACTTGCACATGTAGGCGGTTGCCGCGCCAATCAGAGCGCTGAGGTATCCGTCCTCGTACGGAGTCACCTCGCCGACCCTGAGAAATGCCGCAAGGTCTGCCGAGGTGACGTCCGATACTTTCCCAATCTGGTTCATCTAATCCCCCCTTACTCTTGGGGATTCGCGTCCCCAGACTTCTTGGTGCTCCTGCCGCGCTTTGGCTTGACCTCTTCGATGTATCCGGCTTTCAGCAGGTCGTCCACAACGTCGGCGTCATTGATTTCACGAGTCTCGCCCTCGTGCATCGAGATGATGCCGCTGAAGGACTTGAGCGCCTTATGCATTTGCCATCACAAGCTTGGCAAGCTTCTGGGCGTCCTGAACCTTCGAGTCGAACTCGAACCACGAAATGACGCCGGTCGCATGCTCGTCGACGTACTTCTCGCGGAGAACCTGCGTAGTGATGTTCTCCGAGAACTTTGTGGCGAGGCCTGTCATATCGCCGTAGTAGATGGCAGTAGCGCCCGTCGCCATGTTAGGCATGTTGTCGGAAACGTAGACGGGCTTGCCGAGGAGCACGGTACCGAACGGAGAAGAGATGTCATCGTTGAGCAGGTAATGGCCGTCCGAACCCTTCAGGAGTCGGAGCGCCGTGCGAGTAGCGGGGGACATAATCCAGATGGCATTGCCCTGGAAAACGTCCTTGATTGAATCCTTCAGCTTCACGACCTCATCGGCAGTGATTGCGGTCTGTGCCGCAGCGGTCACGGAGTTGGTGAGCTTTGAAAGGCCCTCGACCTTGTCGCTGGTGCCGACAAGCAGCTCATGCTCGATAAAGCGAGCGATGTCCTCACCCATCTGGTCAACGACGAAGTTCACGATGTCGAACTGCGAATTGTTGATGAGCGAGTTGCTAATCTTGCTCAGCGCACCGGCGAGGAAGCCGTCAAGCGAGATGTTGGTGAACTTTCCGTTCGAAGAAGTCAGCGGAGTGAACTCCTCGGCGTAGGCAACATTGATGCCGCCACCTGTGGTGTCATAGTACGGGATGGTCAGCTTTCCCTTGACGTTGTACTTCTGAGACTTTGCCAGAATAGGCGAGACGTCATAGACCTTCTTGATAATCTGCTGTGAGATGGTGGTCGGGATTACCGCGCCGTTGTCGGTCTTATTGAGTTCTCCCGCACGCTCGTGAATCACACGGCCACGGATGAAGTTCTCGAAGGCTCGGGTGTCCTGCTGCTCCTGAGTGGGCTTCGGCTCGCTGCCGGCGGGCATAGGCTCAGGCTTTGGCTGCTTGTCCTTGGAATCGTCCAGCTCGTCTCCAATCTTGAGCGCGTCCTTGATGCGCTTCACATCGTCTCGAATCTCTGCCAGCTCTGCTGCCTCGTCGGGCGTAAGCTCGCGCTTGTTCTCTTCGGCATCCTTCAGGATTGCCTCGGCCTTTGCAATCTTGTCGTTCTTAAGCTCCACGAGGTTCTTGTAGCTCAGTGAGCGGGTGTGGTAAATCTTCGGCATGTTAGCCCTCCTTCATATCGGCAATCATTGCCCTGTACTTGCTGTAGTCGATTTCCTGCTCTGTTTCATGTGAGACATCGTCGGGCTTGTCATCTCGCGTCGTGGGCGTTTCACGTGAAACATCGTGCTCGGCGTCGAAGGCGTCAGAGACGAAAAGCCTTTCGTCAGAATCCTTGTCGCGGGCCATGATGAGCGTGCCGTCGTAAGCCGGCACCTTGGAGCGGTCGAGGATGGAGACCTCTTCGAGGTCCAAATCGTTGACCTCACGGGTGAGCATCCCGTTCTCGACGCCGTTCGTCACGTCTCGGTCGTAGAAGCCGAAGGACCAGCCCACCAAATCGCCGCGCTTCGCCTTCTCCATTACGTCCTTGTCGGCGATTGTGCACTTTGCCCGCAACCCGATGTTGTCCTCGGTAAGTTCGAGGTTGCCCTTCTTGGTGCTGCCGAGGTCGCGCTGCCAGTCGTGGTTGAGCAGGACGTGAACATCGTCGTTGCGCTTCAGGGCGCGCGTGAAAGCGCCCGCCTTGATTCGCTCGATGAACTTCCCCATGCGAGAAGGCAGCGGCTTCGAGTTGCGCTCCACGGCGTTGACGTAGCCATCGATTTCTACCGAGTCCTCACGAATGTTAATCTGCATTTACTTCACCCCCATCGTCGATAATATCGCCGACAGTCACCGGTTTGTCATCAATGGACATGTCGGCATCAGGCTTGCCTTCGAGCACGCCATCGAACGTCAGGCCGGCTTGCTTGCACTTGTCGATTGCGTCCTGTCTGTCCTTGCCGGTTCGTGCAGTCCACGGCATGACCTTGTGACCGTCTTTCTGCAATGCCTTGAGCTTGTCCGCGACTTCGGGCTTCGGGTACCCATTGCGGGCAACCGTCTCATCGTAGTCGACAGCGATGGTCTTTGGCTCGGCACGGCTCTGCGCGTCTCCGGTGCCGGCTTCACCCCCTTGCGCAATCTGAGCGCCTTCAGAATCCGAAATGCCTGCCATCTTCGTGGAGTCCGTGTTCGGGGTGTACGTCTCTCCGGTGGCGGTGTCGAAGAGAACCGAGCCGAGTCCGAGGTCAATGAGGTCAAGCCCATGAACCTCGTTCATGTTCTCGTTGCGACGCATCTCGTTAATCGTCATTATGCCACAATCCTTGGCAAGCTTGTACGTCTCGTAGCGCTCCTTCAGGCTGGCCTTGATAATCTCTCGGCTGTCGAAAGCGAAGAAGTAATTGCGCTTCTCCCTTTCAAGCAGCAGATCGCGGTTCAGTGCAGTCTCGAAAGCACGCACGATTGGATAGATGGCGAACTTATACGTCTCCTCGAAGTCGTCCTTGATGTGGAAGATTCCGTTGATTTCGTCGGCCATTGTCCGCTTGTTCTCGTTGAGCTGCATTTCCGTTGACGTGCTCGACGCTTCCTGAAATTCCAGACCGTTGTTGAGCACGACGACGTTTTCCTCCGAGTTGCCGTAGAGGTTCGCCCACGCCGTCTTGAGCGCGTCGATTTCCTCCTGCCCCAACTTCCTCTGCGACTTTAGGAATCCCCGCTTGTTTCCTCCGGCCTTCACAAGCCCGAGCTGATACAGCAGCGTCTGGTATCCGGTCTCCAAAGCCTTCGCGACCTCGACCGTAAGGCCGACCCCTGAAGCGCCGTCTTTAGTGTTGCGTAGGAGCTTTACGAACTCGAACGGCCTGTATGTGCCCGCGCCCACGATGATGTCATATGACTTGTGAATCGGGTCGGAGTTGATGTTGATGCTGACGGCGTCGCAATCCACGTAATAAAGGCCGGTCACATCGTTGCGGCTGCGCTCGATGTAGCAGTATCCTCCCTTTCCCATGAGGTAGTCCTCGACCATCGCCTTCTTGAGCTGGAAGCCGTCCAGCGTGTCGCCGGTGTCGCCGTTGAGCATCTTCGTTCGCGGGTCGTTCTCCACCTCTTCGACAGCGCCCTTCTTGGTGCGGTACAGACGCACGGGCATGCAGGCCACGGCGCTCGTGATGGAGTCGACCGCTCCGGAGACTGCCGGAAGCATCATCGCCTTGTCGCGGTCAATTGGCTCGTCGTTGAGCAGCGCCCTCAAAAGCACATCGTTCACCGTGCCGTCGTTGCCGATGATGTTCTCGGCGGAACGCTTGCGCTCCTTCCTTCTCCTAATCCATCCCATATTGATCGCCTCCTAAATTACCTGAACGGTGAAGTCAGGCATCTGATTGAAAACAACGTCCTGCTGGAGCAAGTATAAAGCGTTTATAAGGGCAACACACATGTCCACCTTGCCCTTCGACTTCTTTTTCGTGACGTACATGTTCCTATTCGTGTCGTATGTGCATCTGGCATTTTGAAAATTTATTTCAAGCAGTTTATTGCTCGTGTATTCAAACTCTCCGTTTAGCACCTTTTCTTTCAAAAGTTTTGTCGGGCTATGGAGAACGCTCGAATGCTGCCTGATTTCGACCGTGTTGTAGCCGGCGCCTTCCAGCTTCTGGGCTGTGCTGAGCGCATTCCATCGGTCATAGCCGATTGCCTGAACCTGCACGCCGTACTTCGATTCGATGCCGAGAATGAAGTCCTCGACCACCTTGTAGTCGATAACCCTATCGCCGCAGGCTATGCACTTCCCGGCGCGTATGAACTCGTTGTAGTCGATTTTCTCGTATGCGTTCTTCTCGGGAATGCGTCCCTCGGGAACGAATGCGAAGACGTCCGCCAGAATGTTGCCGTCATCGTCTGCCGCGACCATCGCAACCGCCGTGTTGTCGTTCGTCTCGGAAAGGTCTAGCCCGAGATACACGACGCGGCCCTTCCAGTCTATGTCCGCGACCTTGCACGCCTGAACGTCCGCTACGTCGATGAACGTCTCCGTACCCTGTCCCTGATAGATTATGTTGCAGTGCTTCGTAAGGAAGTTCTCGCGTGCCGATTCGACCGCGATTGCGTATGCTCTTTTCTTCCTAAGGTCCTCCCAGATTTCGGGAATTTCCAAGCTGACCGGGTTCGCCTGACGCATTGCCAGGTCGTCGGTCATCCAATCCTTTGTCTCATCAGGCTCGTAGAGCAATGCGAACAGCGTATCGTCCTCTGCGATGCCGTCGAGAACCTTCTTCGCATACGCCACCTCGTCCTCGAACGGGTTGTCTATCGTCGGGTACTTGGTCGAGATGATGAAGCCCAATTTGTTCAAGATGTTGAGCTGTCCGGACTTCATCGCCTCGACCGCGTAGCTCGTGGGAAGCGCACCGACCTCGTCCGCGCAGAAGGCGCTGGGAAGTCGGCCATCCATCCTCGAAGTCGAATAGCTCAACGGCACGTATGTCGAACTCTTCGGCTTGAAAGCGATGCAGTCGCGAAGAATCTTGAAGCGCTTGTCTCCTTTGTACTCGTACACCAGCGGGGACGAGCGCAAGGTCTGCGAGATTGCCTCACGGATCTGCCTTGACAGTGCGCCGTCCGGTGCGACCGAGAAGAACTCCGAGAAACGCGGCTCGCTGAGCATGAGGATGATAAAGATGGTCGCGACGGTGTATGTCTTGAAGTTCTTTCGGGCGATTTCCAGAAGCCCGATTTCGTAGCGCCGCTTCTCGGGATTGTCGCGGTAGACGGTGCACAGGACTGCCGTGTACAGCAGCCACTGGTAACCGGTCGTGCACTCGTATAGCGTCTGCCCGGCCTTCAGGCCCTTGGGCATTATGAGCAGCTTGAGGATTGACTCCATCTGGTGAATCTTATCGGCGCTGACGAAGTACTTTCCGCTCTTGCCCTCGCAGACGTCCATCCAGAGGCGCATTTGCTTTTTAACGTACTTGGGGCAGGTGTCCGCGTCTATGGCACGCTCGCAGTACTCGTAACCCCTATTCCTTGTCATCGCCGCCACCGTCGATTATCGCCATGAGCGGGTCGTGTCCAGAGTTGCGTTCCTCGTCCTCCTTGGCGAATCCCTTGATGATTTTCATGAGAGTTGACACCGTTCGGTTGGCAGAGTCCGTGGTCTTGTTGTACTCGGTCACGGCCGGGTTCACGTAGATGTTGGCGCGACCCTTCACGTACTCCTTCGTCACGAGCGTTCCCGTTTCCTTGATTGCCTTCTCAAGCTCGGAAAGGTTGCTCAGCTGCACCCGGTAGCGCTTGAAGGTCGTGACGAAAAAGAAGTTAGTCTGCACGCCGGTCTCTTCCGCGATGCGCAGAATCTCGGCTGCCTGCTCGTCAAGGCTCTTCTTTTCCATATTCGGCACCTCATATTTCTTTTCCATGCTCTGGTTGCTCCTTTCTCATGCTGGGAGCGCCCGTTCTGAGCGCTCCTATGGAAAACTTCCCTACAATCGCAATTATCTGTGGAAAAGTGCGTGTTTTCAACATTCAAGCCGATAGTTCTCCACAAAGCCCTGCGTCTTAAAGCCTCAGTGTACACCTGAGGCGGGTGAGATAGCCGGCGGGCTGAGTTTTCGACATTCCGACCCCGGGGGGATTGTCGAAAAGTCCTCCGCATCGCGGTTCTCCACATTGCAGAAACCCTCATCGCCTGCCCATCCTGCGCAGCGCAAGCCCTCTCAGGTAGTCCTTGTCCAGCCCGCCGTCGTCGGCCATCCTGTGGTGCATCCTGCATAGGCACACGAGGTTCTCGTCCTCTGTCAGTCCGTCCGGGTCGTCGCGCAGCTTCTCGATGTGATGGACCTCCAGCCCTTCCGTCGTGACCTTGCCGTGGTCCCCGCACACCTCGCACATCCAGTGCGCATCGTCCCTGACCTGTAGGCTCTTCCTCTTCCATCGTGAGGTGAAGCGCAGCCTGTCCGCCCCGGTCCTCTCGTAGCTGTAGGTCCGCTTCTTCATCGGGCATGGCTGGTCGTATGGGTGAATCCTGCCGCATCGCGGGCAGGCCTTATACATAGACATCTTCCTACTCGTCGGTCAGCCGAACTCGGCTGTTCGGTCCTGCGCTTGTGCGGACGTGCTTCGCGGTGCTCTCTATGGCCTGGTTGCCGGCGTCGATGACCATGGAGAGAAGCTCCCTGAATTGAGCGCTATGGGTTCTGCCGTCAACGCCGGCTATTGCCTTGCCGCCCCAATCTGCGGTAGATGCCTTTAGGCTTTCCTTTGTCGCGAGGTATCGGACATCGGTGCCTGATGCTCCGGTGCGGTTGCGGTTCTCGTCGCAGGACATCGCGTACGCTGGCCGGACTTCGGTTCCGCTCGTGCCGTACGGAAGGTTGCCGAAGTCTATGCGCC